AGCTGGTGAGTATTATAATCTTCGCTGTCCTATGGATGGTGAATACAAAATAGGAGATAATTGGAGTGAAACACATTAACATGCCTAGTGGATACATCAAACGTAACACCTCTACTATACCCTTTGGTTATGAAAAAAGTAATACAGTAGGCTACCTTAAACCTATCCCTAATGAATTAAAAGTATTATATGTTGGACAAGAGTGGTTTAAAATAGGAGCTTCTTATGGTGAAGTTCAAAATTTTTTAAAAGAAAACACTAACAATACTTTAAGCAAAGTGGGTCTACATAAAAACTTTACTAAAGGTAATTTTGTATCTAATTTATATGATGTAGATATTAACAAATTAAAAAGAAACTGTGCAATATGTGATAGAATATATTTTATTTCTCCTATTGGAACAAAAGTAGGAGGAACAGGACAACGTAAATATTGTACTAAAAAATGCAAACAAACACAACAAAGCAGGCATGCCAGAGTCGTATATATGTTAGAAAACTTTAATAAAAAATCAAAAGGTTTTGTGTATTGTATAACTAATCCTTCTTTTGAAGGGTGGGTAAAGGTGGGTAAAGCTGTTCATGTTGAACGTAGACTGGCATCGTTTAATGGAAGTAGTCCTTACAGAAATTATAAAATAAAATATTTTAGGGAATTTGATAATTGTTCTAGAGCAGAATATTTTTTATTAAATAAATTAGGAAGTATAAGTGATGAACAATCTAGTGAGTGGTTTAAAATAGATTTAGACAAAGCAATAGATGTAATTAAAAATCATGAAGATGTAAATATTACTAAAAAAAACGTTGCTACTTTTATGACACCTAAAACTAAGTTCATTTCAAATTTACAAAGAGGAATTTATATTTAGGAGAAAATTATGAAACACATTGAAGGTAATAGAGTAGGAGACATGGCAGAACATTATGCTACCACTTGGTTATGGGATAATGGCTATGAAGTATTTAGAAACTGTGGATGTACAGGAGGTGTTGATCTCATTGCTATATCTAAGACAGGAGAGTTAACATTAATAGATGTTAAG